CGGTTCTGGTACGCCAACCAGTTCTTGCTGCCCGCGCGGCGGTAGATCCAGCCGTGCTCGGCCAGCCAGGCGAACAGCTGGCGCGGCTGGACCTGCAGCATCTTGGCGGCGGTGCTGATGTTGAAGGCACCGTCAGCTTGGGTCAGCCGCAGCAGCGCGCGGACCTGCGGCTCCTGGTACTGCACACGCGCCTCAAGGATCTCGGCCTTCTCGCTGTAAGACAGCAGCAGCGCGCGCAGCGTTGCCGGATCGGTTAGCGCCTGCATCGGGTCAGGCGCCGCCGCCCCGGCCGTGAGCGCGTCATAGGCGCGGATCACCTGCAGGCTGAAGCTGGGGCTGATCCACATGGCGTAGGCATACACCAGCTCGCGCACCACGTAGCTGCCGCCGTAGCGGCCGGCCACCGAGTGCACCGGGTAAATCCGGGAATCACCGGAGTTGACCAGCTCGGCCACCAGTTCCTCGGTCTGCTTCAGGCGCTGCCAGTCGCTGGGCTGGTGGCGCTTCGCACCACCGGATGCCTGGTGCAGGTCGTTCAGGCAGAACCTGCCCACGTCGTCGCGGCGCACAGTGACCCCGCCAATCATCATTGCGTTCAAGAGAACACCTCCGTTTTCCAGCCGCCGCCCGGGGCGCGCTGGACTGCCAGGAATCGAAACGGGTACATCTCGGCGGCCACCTTCACCTTCACGCGGGCGTCTTCCTCCCAGAAGCCCTTCACCTCGTGGGCCTCCAGGTCACCAGCGGCCGTCATCACGAAGAAGTCGATAGTGAGGTGGGTCTTTTCGGCCAACTTCAGCTTCACGGACTCGAACCGGAACCATGCGATCTCACCGGCGGCAAGCTGCAGCGCCAGATGCGCGGCATAGGCTTCTTCGGTCTTGTTCATCTCCCCGGGCACGTGCCGCGGCCTGCCGCGTGCCACCTTGCCGGCGGCGTTTCCACTGCCAGAGGGCTGAACAGCAGACGGCGGGCGGTAGGCGCGCGGCGCGGCCGGTGTAGGCCCGGCTGCCGGCGCACTGGCCTGCACGAGGCGGCGCATGCCTTCCGGCATGTCCTGCACGGTTGCGTACCGCAGGGAACGGCTGGATGTCTTCTTCGGCGGCATCAGGCAGATGCCTCCATAGCTCTCCACACGCGCATTGTTCGCTGCCGGAATGCGTCGAACTCCTGCCGGGCGCGTTGCTGCGCGGCCTGGTGCTCGCGGTCCATCTGCTCGAGCATGCAGTCGAATTCGACGTTAAGCAGTGCCATCAGCTGTTCCATGGACAACCCGCCGCGCGTGCGCTGCCCCGATGGTGGCGCGAGCATTGGCATGGCCAACTGCTGCTGACCCGAAGGCGGCGCCGGCGCACGCTCTACGCGGCCGGCCTCAGTCGCAGCCCACGTCGCCACCGGCCGCCCGTCGCGGCCGCTGTCGCGGTTCTCGCACCTGCGCACCAGCCCATCACCATCCAGCTCTCGCAAAAGGCCAGCCACGGCGGCCGTGCTCAGCAGCATCACCTCGCGCGGCGCGCCTGACTCGAGCGCGGCGTTGCCCATCAGCTCCAAGGCCTCCGCTGCAGTGCTCTCGCCGTGGATGCCCAAGCAGAACAGAAGCAGCTGCCGCTGGTAGGCGCGGATTTCAGCCGGCTCCATGCGTGCCTCCGAAACCCAGGTCCGCCGCGGCCTGCGCCATGGCGCTGCGGGCGGCGGCGCGGTTGCGCACCACGTGCAGTTCTGGCTTGGGTGCAGGCAATGCAGCCATCGCCTCGGGCACGGCGCCGCCGTCCATGACGTGCTTCACCGCCCTCTCGTAGGCGTTGGCCAACATGCGCTGCTGCTGCGCGCCGCTCTCGGCCGTGGCGTAGGCGTGCAGGTCCAGGTTCGACCGCACAAGCACGGTGAACCCGCTATGTGCTTGGCCGGGTCGCATCTGGCCATCAACTTCTGCCAACGACGGCACGCCCAGGCACATGGCCCGGAATTGCCCGGGGTTCGGCGGCCACTGCAGCGCACTGCGCAGGCAGTTGCCCATACCGTCGGCTACCTGTCGCGGGGTGATGCCAACCAGCACCTGGAACCACAATTCACCGGCGGTGGTCAGGCTGCCCGCGTTGTTCACTGGGGCTGAGCCGTTCTCACGCACCCACTTTCCGGGAAACATGCCGGCCATCCGTTCCCACACCGTCCACAGCATGCTCACCGCGCGCTGGTCGGGCTCAGTGATGGACGGGTTCGAACTCGACGTCGATGACATCGCCGCCCGTTCCGCCAAAGCCGCCAGCTCCCGCGCGCTGCTCGAATTGTCGCCGCTGCTCTGTGACCTGATCGGCAGAACCTGGCTGATGGCTTGCATTGGTGCCTCCGGTGGTATTGGGGATTGCGGGCATTGCGCCTGCCGCATGGCGGTTGCGGGCGGTCTTGATCGCCCAAGGGAACGGGTTCGTGACCGGTGGCGATCGCGCCAGCCCTTCAGCGACCGTGTGCCCCAGCGTCTCCGGCGTCACGCCCTCCTTCAGGGCGGCCAGCAGGTCGGGGTGGCTCGGGTTGGTGGAATGGCAACCGGCCTTGCGCATCAGCAAGCACGCACGCCCCGCGTCGGTCACGCCTCCCAGAGATCCTTGAGTGAGATGTGATCTATCTGGAGTAGTAATGGGGTCTGGGGTCTGGGTACCCGTGTTCACACCTGTGTTCACACCACCTGTCACGCGTGACTCTGCGTGACATGTCACGCGTGACAACTGGTCGAGCGTCACGCGCTCGTCGCCCGTGACATGCGTGACATGGAGCGCCTTTAGCTGTGCCATCGTGACCATGCCGTCCGGCACGACGCCGACAGCGCGCAGGTCTTCGAACAGCATGGTTCTGCGTGCTCGGGTGCGCGCCTGGCGCTCGGTTTCATTGCTCTTTCGGGCATCGCGGCGGCCTTGGCCCTCGGCAATACGGCCTTGCGCCTTTGCGATTTGCTCATCGCAGCGCTTGCTGTGTCGCAATCCGTCATCTGCCACGGGGAAGTAGCGCTCGGCGACCTTCTTGACTGCGGCCTTGTCCGCCGCAGTGATTGCGCCGGCGATGATGTACAGCTCGGCCAGGCTCTCTGGCAGCGCCTGCTCTTCCGAGTAGTACGCCAGCATCAGCTTGAAGTAGACGCCGTGGTCGGTCAGGGACAGTCGGGTCGTGTCCTTGAGGTAGTCGCCCGGGAACATCTCGAAGTAGATCATCAGGGTTCCCCAGCACCGCGCTTGCCGCGTGCCGCGGCACCGGGGCTGCCAACCCTGGTCAGCTCATGCTCGTTCGGCGGCAGCGTCTCCAGCCGGTATGTCTCACCCAGGCTGCTGCGCCAGCGGTACGCAGTGGCGCGGCTCACGCCGAAGTGCCGGACAATGGCCTCAACGGTTGGGAAATCGCTGAGCTCGATTGCCCAGCGCATGAACTCCATGACGATCCTGGTGGTGTTGTAGCCGGCAAGGGCGTGCTGCGGCGCGCTGCGCCGCGGCTTCTTTTCAGTCATCGCGGCGGCTACCGGAGCTACGGCCGGCTCTCGCTCGGCCGGAGCGGCGCGGAGCGCAGGGCCACAGCGCAGACCGAGGGTCGGACTGATGTTCATCCTGTCGCCCCCGCATGACCCGATACGGGAACCTCACGCCCCACCGCGGTGCTCAGCTGCCGCAGGCCGGGAAGCCGCCGCTTGGCGGCCGCCGGGTCGTTGAGGTCCTGCAGCGCGAGCTGCCAGCGATATGCCGTCGCGCGCGAAAGGCCGAATCGCTTCTGAAGCGCATCAACGCGCACCGGCTGCGGCTGCTCTTTTGCCCAGAGGACGACATCCACCATGGGCAGAAGCGGCACCACACTCTCGGGGATGCGACGGCCGGCACTGTCGAATTCGCTGACCACGGCGATTGCCCAGCTCACCATTGCTCCGCCGCTCATCGCTGCGCACCCTGCACTGCTCGCGGCGCCAGATCCTGCAGGTGGCCCGACACGTAGCGTTTGGCCGTCACCAGTTCCGCCTCGAGCTGACCGATCTCGTCCAGCGCGCGGCGCAGCTCGGGTATGTCCTTCGGGCAGATGCGGCCGTCGGCCAGGACGTTGGTGATCGCTTCGAGCGTGTGACCGAACTCCACCGACAGGCGGGCCACAGCCAGCACGCCGGCATGCGGCTCCATCATCGGGATACGGGCACCGAGAAAGCCATAGCGCTGGGCCAGTTCGCGCGAGCAGGCGTCGCGCCAGTGCGGCGGCAGCGCACGAACCCACGACTCTTCCAGGTCAACAGGCATCTTGACCGTGCCATTGCGGATGCGGGCAATGAGCTGGCCGTTGGACTTCAGCGCTTTTTCGGTGCTGTCGGCGTCTACACCGACATGGAAGTGCAGAATGCGCTCGGCTGGCGCTACGTCCGCCATGTACTGCTCGGCGATCGCCTGGGCAAGGCTGCTGTCGGTGTGGCCGCTGTTGCGGATGGCGTCGGTGGTGTGCCGGAACACCACCGCAGAGCGCGGCTCGTGGTACTGAGGATCAGGCTTCATTTACGCACCTCGGGAGGCGATGCAAAGTGGTCGCCATGGACAGGACGACCGAAATTCAGGGATTGGGTGGCTTGCGGATCGCGGCTCAGGGGTCTGATGGGACGCTGTTACGCCGCGTCGACCGGCACGATCCGGTCAGCGTCTGGGTCGGTCTCCGAGCAGGGGAGTTCGCCGAAGATGTCAGGCCGCAGTTCATGCCTCGAGACTTGGGTCATCGCCTCGATCGACAGGATGTGGTGCGCGGCAACCGGCCGACGGCCTGTGCGCCATTGCGAAACCAACGCGGGGTGAACCTTGAGCAGGCGCGCTAGTGCGCCCTGCCCTCCTACCGCGTCGATGGCCTTTTGGATCGGTACCACGTGGTGGTTGGGCTCGTTCATGCGCCAAACATAGCAGTGCTATTTACCCATGTAAATAGCATCGCTGTTCGTCTTCCTGAACACCTTCAAATAGCATCGCTATATGCCTAGGCCAGCTAACCCCAAGACCGCTGAAGGCCGCGCAATCGCGGAGGCCATCACCCGCGCCGGCCTGACCCAGGCGCTGGTTGCCGAGCGGCTGGAGGTCACCCCCAGCTTCATTTCTCAGTTTTCGACTGGCTTGCGACCAGTGCCGTGGGACAAGGCAGAGGCGTTGGCCGATGTTCTCGGGCTGCAGCCTCAGGAAGTAAGCGCTGAGTACGCTCGCCTGATGGACAGTTTCGGCACGTCTCAGGTTGCGAGACTTAACGCCGATATCGTCGTGGCCGCCATCGCCGTGGTGCGCAAGGCTCTAGATCTGGCCACAGGCGAGACATTTGATGTCGAGCAATCGCCCGATCTGTTCGCCCAGGCGCTGCGCGTTGCACTTGCTGCGGATTTGAGGAAACAGGGGAAGCGTACAGATGGATCTCGATCAGGAGATGGACAAGCTAGCTCAGCTGATCGCGCTGCGCGCGCAGCGGAAGTTGGGCGAGAAGCCCAAGCTCACGGTGGTCGGAAGCGTAAAGCCGGCTGAGCTGCCAGCTACAGCACCTGATGGAGCCAGCAGGAAGGTCACGCACCCGGCGGGCCGCATGGACGTCGTACTTCGTGAATCACACTGCCGCATGATCCGGCATTTTCAAAGGCGCTGGGGCGCTCCCATGCAGCTTCTGATCGATCAGGCTTGTTTCGGTTACCTGGGAATCGAACAGCTTCCGGACGATGACCTGATCCAGCTGCATAAGGACCTGGAGCGCGCCGAAGATTGCATGCGGGACGGCGTCAGCTTTGAGGATGCCGGCTTGCTCCGCAGCCGCTATGGATGAGAGGCATGACCAATGAGGAAGTACTTGTACACCGCTGGGATAGTGGTGCTGG